GAAGTTTGAGATATGGACTGAGAAGACACTTGAATCATTTGGTGTACCAGGTATGAAAAAGAGAAAGAAAGCTCCATGGAAACCTTTCAAAAGAAAGAAGAAATAACATATAAATAAGTACATGGCTACATCACTATTCGACAAATTAGAAGCAGAAGCATATAGAAAAGGACTTCCAAAGAGATCCAAAGAAGCGCGTAAATGGTTTTTACAAAAGACCAAAGACATGAATAAAATCAATATGCATAAGATGCTTAAAGACACCCGTCTTGTAAAGAAGCAACGACCACGTGTCGGTGATATGTTTATGTATGCGTACGATCCGAAGCATAGATTGACCTTACCATATTATGATAGATTCCCATTAACTATTATGGTGCAAAAAGCTCCTGGTGGTTTCTATGGATTAAATTTACATTACTTAAATCTAAAACATAGAGCAATATTTTTAGATAGACTGACTGAAATTGCAAACAATTCGAAGTTTGATGAGACCACAAGATTAAAATTAAATTATAATTTAATTAAAAAAGCAGGAAAATACAAATATTTTAAACCATGTTTTAAACATTATCTCACAGAGCATATTGATTCAAAGATTATGAAGGTAGAAGCCTCTGAATGGGATATTGCAATATTCTTACCAACTGAAAACTTTGCTAAGGCTAAGAAACAGAAAGTTTGGAAGGATTCACGAGGAATGTACTAATGAGTTTACCAGTAGATATAGATAGTTTAAAATCAACGATAGGCAAACATGGCGGTTTGGCGAGATCAAACAGATTCGCGTGTTATATGCCATACCCTGGTGGCCCAGGTTTATTGAACCTAGATTTTGGTAGTTTATTAACTAATTTTTTAAGTCCAGGCGGATTTGATACTGCCGCTTTATTTAATGATCCTAGAGATATGTTCATATTATGCGAAAGTGTTCAAATTCCTGGACGAAGAATTGCTACAATGGAACAATTCCATACACACTTTTCTGTTAAAAAACCGTATTCACATATTGTTGATGAAGTAACACTTACCTTTTTACTTACTAATGATTACCATATAAGAAAATATTTCGATAAATGGCAGGATAAAATTGTTGGTCATGAAAGTTCCCCTAGAATTGGTTATAGAGAAGAATATGCAACAGATGTAACTATACAGCAATTGTCTGGTAGTGAAGGCTCTAGTGGTTGGTTACCTGGTTATCAAGTTAAATTAAAGAATGCATTCCCTATAGCAGTGTCTGCAGTTGAACTATCTAACTCATCAGAAAATGCAGTACTACAATGTTCAATTACACTATCATATGATGATTGGGTAGATGTTGGTATCGGTGAAGGAATTGGAGATTTATTGAAAGTTGGAAGTACATTATTAAGAAATACAATTGGTGGTTCAATCGGATCACTATTTGGTTAACACATATATTATTATTGGAGTAAATTATGAATATATTACCTAAGATTGCAGTACCTAGTTATACTATACAAGTACCATCTACAAAAAAGACGGTTAAGTTTAGACCATATCTAGTAAAAGAAGAAAAGATTTTAATGATTGCAATAGAAACTGAAGATCAGGCCCAGATACAAAATGCATTAATTGAAATTATTAAAGAATGTTTTGACGATATTGAGGATCCTAATCAATTAACAATTTATGATATGGAATATCTTTTTGTTAAGTTAAGAGCTAAATCAGTGGGTGAATCTGTTGAAATAACACGTGGGTGTGATCACTGTGAAGGTAGTCAAGATGTTGCATTAAATTTAGATAATATTACTATAGAAAATAATGAAAATGTAGATTTAAGAGTTGTCCTACAAAATGATTTTATTATTGATATGAGATATCCTGTGGTTGGTGATAATATTTCTGATATGGATCCAGAAGATCCAGATACATTATTATTAACTGTAGGTAAATGTATTAATAAAATATTTTATGGAGAAGATACGTTTGGTGTTAACGGGATTAGTGACGAAGAATTATTAGAATTTATTGGAAATTTAAGTACTACCCAATTTGCAAAATTAGTAGTAATATTATTAGATGCTCCAAAAGTATCATTAACACATGATTATAAATGTATACATTGCGAAAAAGAAAACAACTTATATTATACGGGATTACTTAATTTTTTTACCTAGCTCTTTCTCATGATAGTCTGTCGTCGTATTTCAAGACGACATTTTCATTGATGAGAGAGCATGGATATAGTTTAGATGAATTAGATAATATGATACCATGGGAAAGAGAAATATATTTGTCTCTCCTTATTAATAAAATAGAAGAATCGGAAGCGAACAATGGCTAAAGGAAATATACCGGGAACAAAAGGTGGTGGTTTAAAACAAAAAGAGGCTGCTAGAGAGAATAGAGCCGTCATGAATAAGAGTTCTGCCGCTCTACAAAGCGTAGACGGCAACTTAAAAGATCTTACTAAGGGCATTAAGGAACTAAACGCTGATATTGCTACTATTAAAGCAATTGAAGGAGCTCAGCTAGCTAATGATATTAGATCATGGGCAAAAGCAGACAAATCGGCAAGAGATTCGGCCAAGCAATTTAAACAAGGCGATGCACGTGCTGAGGAAATGTCAGCACGTAACGAAGCGGGCCTACACGATATATCTAAAGGAATATCAGCATTACATTCCTTATTAGCCGGCGAATCAGATAAAGAAGCCGCGGATAGGTATTCCACTATTAAAAGTGATCGTAAAAATTCACTAAAGAAACATCGTAAAGTATTAGCTGCCCAAAGAGAATTCCTGTTAAGTAAGGGTGCTGATAAAATTACTGATTTAAATCCTGCTGACCGTGCGGAATGGGATGAGGAAGTTGGTAAGATATCCAGAAGGCATAGTACTGCCAGACCGACTCAAACTTTTGATAAAGGTGCATTTGTAAAAAATAGACCAGATGGTACTCCAATCTATTCTCCTGGTGTAGGTTCAGTACAATGGCCTACATCCGGCGGAATGAGCGGAGGGGAACAGGCACAACAACAACAAGTTGGAGACGAAAACGCTAAGCTCCAGTTACAAGAAGAAAAGAAACAAACAGATGAGTTAAGAGATATTAGAGAGATTTTATTTAATGCTCATGGTAATACTTTAAAGAAAAGAGAAGCGGCAAGCGAAAACCGTAAAGATAAAGACGGTTTTAAAAAAACAAAAGGCCTTGGCGTCGGTAGTATGTTAGGAATGCTAGGCGCCAGTTTATTAGGTTCTGGTATTAAACTTGCTGGTGGAATTGCTACTTTCATAGCAACTGTAGGTGCTGGCCTATGGGGAGCTTCAAAAATATTTGGTCCAAAAGCGGTGGTCAAACCTCCTGTCAAACCACCTGTTAATAAACCTCCTGTCAAACCACCTGTTAAACCTCCGGTAGAAAAACCTCCTGTAAAGACTCCTGTCAAACCACCTAAGAAAGTAGTAAAGAAGAAAATGTCTAAAAAAGAGGCTGGCGGCCGCGTCAAAAAATGGTTAAAAGGTCAAATCAAATCGGGTAAGGTTACCATAGGTGATATTAAGAAGTGGAAAGGTTGGATTAAAACTGGTAAAAATTTAGGTAAATTAAAATTAATTCTTGCAGCAGTACCAGGAGCTGGCTGGATTGCGCTGGGAGCTTGGTTTGTGGCGGAAGCTGCGTTATTTGCATATGTATTAAGTATTATTGACGAGATTTTATTAGAAGCTGCTCAAGAAGAAAAAACAACAGCACACGTAATTAAAAATACACTGCCAGAACTAAAGGCTAAATTGAAAGCTCAAGGATATGTAGTAACACCGGATAATTCAGTATTTAAAGAATCACCCGCATCCTTATTGAAATTAAAAGCAGATATGGTTTCTGGATTTATTGGTGCTGATGGTAAACCAGACGAAGCAGCTTGGAAAAGGGCAAATCCAGATTTATGGGCTAAATGGCAACAACGATATAAAGCTGCAACTGCTATAACTCCTGTACCTGATGCAAGCACTAATGGTGGTGGTGGTAACGCTATTGGTAATAAAGTTAACAGCGATAATAGCACAACAAATCAAAATATTGAAATTAATAATTATGGACCAGTATACCCAATTGGCACCATTCCTGGATTATAAAAAAAGCCCCAATTAAGGGGCTTAAAAGAATTAGATCCTTTTAATTTTCAGCTGCTAGCTTAGCAAAATAACTCATCGTGTCATCTCCATCCGTAGTAGCTGTAGCTACTGGTGCTGGATCTGCCGACATGGTTTCGTCTAAGTCAACTTGCTCTGCAGTAGATGTAACCTGTCCATCTTCACCCAATACGCGAGTTAATTTAAGTTTTAACTCATCGTATGATTTGTATGCTGATGGATCTGTAAATTCCTTTAACGAATATTCACTGTTATATACTTTCTCAAGCACTGCATCATCTGAATTTAATGGCTCGGCGGGTCCAAATTCAGAACGATCATAGTTACGGAATCCCGCTACTTGACCAATCTTAATTTTGAAATTACCACCTTTCCATAAATCGAATGGGTTCATAGGTGTTTCATCTTGGTACTGTGGTTGCATAGCATCCATAATCTTTTCAAAGATTTTGGCGCCATACTGGTACAAGAATACTTTACCTTCATTCTGTGGATTTTCTGGATCACTCACGATATAAATGTTTGACGTGTAGTGTAAACGACGTTTACGCTTACGTGCCAAGTCTTTATCCGATTCGTTACCAGTATTCCATAGCTTTGAATTCATCTCTGATGCTGGATCATCTTTACCTAAAGTAGTTAAAGATTTTTCAACATACCATTGGCCAGTCGGTCCTTGGAAGAAGTGATCCCAATATTTAGCCCAAGGCAAGTCATCGCCTTCTACTGCCGGTAAGAAACGAATAACAGCATAACCGTTACCCGCCTTATCTACCGTTGGTTTCCACACACGCTCATCTCCGTATGATTTCTTCTTTGTACCAGCTTCCGCTGCCCCTACTAATGAATCCATATTCATTGCTTTTTGTTTTAGATCTGCAAAACCCATATATTTCTCCTATATATTATTATTGATTTGTATTATTTTGTATCATTGTATAGAGTTGTTATTATGTCAATAAATTTCTTTTTGTCAAAGTTTAAAAACTGTTGATACTTAACAACCTTGTTATATAACTCGGGCCATAGTATGGTCTCCGTTATATTTGAATTAGCTGACTCAATAAAACCTGTCAACTTATTCAATATACACACTGTCTCTATCGACACTGTTTGCTCCAAATATAAGTTAATGATTATTGGGTAGTCGTTTCCTTCTTGCACCAATAATTCATCAAACCTCATATGAGAAGTTTCGTCTAGTTCGTTCTTAAAGTTATAAGACAAACTATCTATTCGTTTGAGATAATCAGTATATGCCGATTCATCTCTAATCATATCACCAACCCATTTGTTACCCGCTAATTGGTGAGCGGCAAAGTATCCAATTATACTTTCTTTGGTTTTAAATCTCTTACCAATCTTTGTCAATTGGTATTTATCAGGTCTTCCCCAATAGCTTTTTTGAGATACCCTCGTTTTAAAATTATACTTAAATGCATCGTATGTACCATTAAAATGCATACTGATAGCAGTGTTATATTTATACGCTTCAAATCCTGTCATCATAGTTATATTATATCATAGTTTAACGCAAAAGTACAATTAAATTGGTAAAGTATATGAAGTATTTCCACCTTCTAACATATTAAGACTCATAGCTTCAGTCTTGATTTGTTCTACGATTTGTTTAGTTAATAATCGTTTAGAGTCACGGATATCAATTTCGTTCCTATCACATATCTCACAGATAGCATCGATATAAGATGTATTTTTGTGAGTCCATACGAAATTTTCTACCATTCTACTGAATTGCTTTCTGTTTATATCTTCCATTATTTAGCCTTTAATATGATTGTGTTTGCATTAATTCTACCGGTAGGAACCTTCTTAGCTACCGCAAGATCATCGATTAGTTTAGTTACTTGCTTTGGTGTCTTCTTCATGATTTCAGGAATGATAACACCAGGTTTACGTAATGTCATAACCTGGCTTAATACTTGATCAAATCCTTTTACTGTTGAACCAGAAACTAATAATCCATCAGGGTTATCAGATACGTATACAGTCAACTGTCTATACTTAGTATTGAATACGTGCAACGTCATAGCTCCTGGGATATGCATTGGATTAATAGATGTTAATTGAAATTCAGAGCTATCCTTTTGATACTTCAATTTTAGTATTTGTTTGTCAGCACCTTTACGTGTTTTAGCACGTGGTACTTTGCGTATCGCCTTCTTTGAGACTTTCATATTAGTCACTTCATTTTCAAAGCGTTCTAATATTTCAACACGGCTCTTAATTTCTTTAAGAGGAATATGTGCATATGATTCAATCATGTATGCGTCTTTATCAATTACTTGTTTGTAATCAACCAAGTGTTCATTGATCCATGATTCAACTTCAACAAACCGTTTAATATCATAAATCTGTAGTTTTTTGTATAGATCAAATTTAGTACCAAGACTCCAATTCTCTTCGATCTGATATAGATCTTCCATGATAGTATTAAAGATATGGGCTTGCTGTCTCATTAATGGAGTTACAACAAACTTATTGGTCTTAACCACTTTAGTTTTTAATATCTTTGATCCTTGAGCTTTAAGAGTTTTGAATTTCTTTTTCAACCACTTCATAGCATCTTCATATCCGGTATCAAATTCATTTTCTAATGAAGCCCAATAACAAATACCTGCTGTATGAGAATTGGCATATTCATATGATGGTACAGCTAAAATAGCTTTTGCATATTCTTTTTTATAATTCTTTTTAACATAGTTCTTAACAACCTCTGCATATTCTTTAGAGTCTACATCATAATGTAAGTAACGTAGGAACCAACGAAATGTACCATCAGTAGGTGCACCGGCAATACCAGTTCTTTTTCTTGCTCTAACTTTCTTCTGCCTTCTAGCCATAGTCATCTTCTCCTAATGTTCCACGTACAGTATCCATAACACCTGAATTTTCCCAATCATCTTCATTTTCCTGATCAGTACCGTATAAGAATTCTGGCTTAAATGCAGTCATAGCAGATTCTTTTGATTCTTTATTTAGACGCCTCTCTCGAGCCTGTGCACGTAAGATATCCTCTCTAGTGCCTTTGTATTTTGCCATAATATAACTCCTGTTTCAATTGTGTATGAATCTATTATATCATAGTTTTAGGGTAATGTACAATCTTTTTGTAGCTTATTTACTAATTTAGTTAAGGCTTCTACCTTACGTTCTAATTCTAATAGAAGTTCGTTAGCTCTTGAAGCTGATACTTGTGGTAATAGTTTTGCTTTTGTGTATGTCATTATTTTCTCTTATATAGTCTATCATCAAATAAATGTTCTTGATCACCCCATCCAAAGTGTTCGCCTTTAAGTACAGACGTGTAACCTTCTATAAATCCTGGTGGCCATTTAGTCTTCCCGTCTGGCCTTCCAATAACATCTTTCTTAAAATCAAATATGCAACCTTCTAAAGCTGCGCTAACTCCATGCCAATATTCAGGTTTCATTCCCTTTTACCTCATTATATATTTTAACCCAACCCGTGTTGTCCCAAGTCTTCATTAATAAGTCACCATTAAATTCCCACCATCTTTCATATACATCGTTTTGCGCTTTCATGTATATACATCTTCCACGCTCATCATACTTTGATATTGTTGGTGTAAAACTCAACTGTTATAAATCCCTTGTAAGTGTGTTTCAAACTCTTCTACCTTTACTACTCGGTCAGGCCATTTAATATATTCCTTTTCCGGATTAGCTTTTAGATTAGTTAATAAAGGCATGATTGCATTATATAAACTATCTAATTTATCTTGATTATAATCGGCAGCTTCTAAACTATCTTTAGCCACTCTTTCTATTTTCTGTACTGAGTCTAATTCATCCTCATCTACTAATGTAAATCCAAAGTCAAATGACATATTATTTCTCCTCAATAAATGCCACACGAGAAGCTAAGTACGCAGCAACGATAGCCTCTAATCCTTCTACTTGTAATGACATAACTTCCATTGTAAGATTCATTCTAGTACCATCCTGAAAGTCTTCTAGTTGTTCTATAATGTACTCAGCTGATACCCCGGCTAATCTAGGTCCAGATGCACCAACTCCAGCTACTCCATGACAACCAATACATCCTTTTTGAATGTATATCTGTTCTCCCATAGACTCCCAATCGTCGTCTTGTGCTATAGCTAATGTGCTAACAGCCAATATCGCCGTTACTAATAAATATTTCATCGTGATTTCTCCATTCCTTGTATAAAATTGTCTCTAATTTATTTGCTTCTTTTTCATTTGCATCTTTCCCTTGAGAAAATTGCTTAATATGTACCATCTCATGGCATAATGTTTCTGCCAATTCAACAGGATCTAAAGTTTCTTCTAATTCGATATCATAACCATGTTCTTCGTCATAGTCATCATAGCACCAACCCATAGCATTATCTTCTTTAAGACAACACTCGCGAATTGATATATTTATATCAATTGGTATATTTAGCCGATACATACAAAATGTTGCTACATCTAATAGTATAGGTCTATCTGCATATATCATTTATATTCAAAGGCTTTAAGATCACCCCATTCCCTTTTACCATCAATTGTTTCCCAACCTTCAATACCAATTAACCTATTTTCAATTTGTACATCAGATCCAACGTTAATAAACACTGCGCCTGGTTTAGCCTCATCAATAAATCGTTTATATGCTTTTGCATCATAGGTTGATGTAGTATTAAAATCTGGTTGGTACTCAGAGTCTTTATAAAAACCTTTATGATAACTTACCACATCAGATTCACCAATATCACCAGCCTTAATATTTCTTGCTACAGCCACACCGTTTGCTTTTGCATGGGGCCAGCCAATTTGAAGAGCCCTAGTCATAGTTCCAGTAGATACTGCACACCAAAATTCAGTTGGTTCACCATAAATCTTAGTATGATTATCACATACCTTTACTAATCCTGCAGTAACTTTAGGGGTATTTGCAAGGCCAAACGGTAATGCAATTGCATCGTACCTCTTAGCCCAACCTCTGATCCAGGCATTTAATGTCGGCATGGCAGGGATCTTAGCAAACCTAAGTTCAGATCCTGTATAGCCAAGGACAACAGCTTGATGGCCAGTTACTTGTTTAGATGCGGCTGCAAAGAATACTGCCTTTTTACCATATACTTCACTTAAATAAGCAATCGCCTCTGCCGCATGCCCAACTCTTGGAGCTGCATATCCTAATAGATTCTTTTTAGTTTCAGCTATGAACTTTTCAGCACCATAACTTTTTAAACCACAAGGACCTTTAGCAAAATCAAGGATGAATATATCATCCCTTTCTTTAGATGGATAATATACAGGCGGCGGTAATTGAGATTCAAAATCGCCGTATACTTCTAAGTAATATTCTTTTGCATCTTCTAAATCCATACCCAAGGGGATATCTCTATTAGAGGTATCCGTAGTCACTTCAAATAAACTCATTACCTATTTAATACCTCCATAATGTGTAAATGATCATCATAACCAAGCTTGGCCTCGTCTTTGGTTACATAATCTTTAGATTCTTCTTCTTGAAAAGCTGTATGCTTTTCTAATTCAATAATACGTGCTTCTAATA